GCCAGCGCCGCGCGGACCCGCCAGGCCACGGGCATCGACGCTGCCGAGTTCGGCTTGAAGCGGTCGGGGCAGTGGAACCCGGGCGGGGCGTCTGCGGCAGGCTCGAAGCCGCTGCCGGTGGGCGCCCTGAAGGAGCTGCTGAACGTCGAGGACGCGCTGGGCTCCGCCCAGGTGATGAACGACATCATCCAGAAGCACACCGGGCGCATCCAGGATGGCAGCCTGAGCATTTCCCCTGCTGGTGCACTGCTGGGCAAGGTCAGGACCTCGCTCGGCTTCTCCACGCCGAACGATGTGGCCCTCACGGAGTGGGATGCCGACAAGACCAAGATCGTCAACGAGTCGCTGCGGCTCAACAAGGGCGTGCAGACCGAGGGCGATGCCCAGCGTGCGGCCAACGAGCTGATGAACGCGAACGATGCGGCTACCGCGGCGCGCGCGCTCCAGCGATTGGCGGAGTTGAACCGCCGTGCGGTAGACCTGCAGCAGCGCAAGGCCGGCATGATCCGCGGAAACTACGGGCAGGCTCCGTTTGGTGACAGCACCTCGCAGCCATCGCTGGGTGGCGCCTTCAGTGGTGGTCCGACTGGCAGGGCTCCTGCGGTCGGCACGATCGAAGGCGGCTACCGCTTCCGCGGTGGCAACCCGTCCGATCCCAGCAGCTGGGAGAAGCTCTGATGGCCGGTCCGTGGGAGAAGTACCAGCAACCCGGCATGCTGCCGGCACCAGCCGCCCAGGAAGGGCCGTGGTCGAGGTATGCCGTCGAGGCGCCAGCCGCGGTCCCGCAGGCCGAGCCCGAGTACCGCGCCACCAATGACATGAGCGCGCTCGATCGCTTCAGGGCAGGCATCGGTAAGGGCCTGGTCGACACGGGCGAGGGCGTTGTCCAGGCGCTGGTCGACCAGGCCAGCCGGCCCATTCCCGCACTGGCGGACATTTTCGCCAACATCAACCCCGAGGCGGCGGCCCAGGCAGAAGAGATTCTGCTGCGCCCCCAGCAGGCCATGCGCGAGCACGTGGCAGAGCGCAGGAAGCTGGATGAGGACTTGATGTCGACCGGAGCGGGGCTCGGGGGCAGCGTCGTTGGTGCCATTGCTGGTACTGCGCCAATCGGTGGAATTGGTTTGGCAACGCGTGGCGTAGGTGCGGCCCGGGCCATCGGGCAGAACGCATTGGCTGGTGCCTTCCAGGGCAGTCTGCAGCCGGTGGTGAGCGATGAAGAACGGGTCAAGAACAGCGCTCTTGGCGCGGCATTTGGTGGCGGCCTGTCCGCGCTGGGCCGTGGGGCGATGCGTGTGGCTGAAGAGGTGGTTCCTTCCAACTTCCTCGCCAGGACGATGAACTACTTCGGCGAGCGAGCCAACCGCCAGCCCTATGCGCAGGAGAGTGAGGCGCTGGCACAGCGAACCGGTATTGATTTCACGCCCGGCATGGTTTCGGGCGGCAAGGCGCAGACGGCGATGGAGAACATGGCGCGCCAATCGGTGTTCTCGGCGGACACTGCGTTCAAGGCTGACGAGCGCATTGCCAGGCAGGCCATCAACTACGTGCGCAACGTCATGGATCGGATCAGCCGCGACAACCTGTCACCGCAGAGCATTGGCGAGGGTGTCCAGAAGGCCGTCCGCGAGGCCGTGGAGAAGATCGCGCAGAGCCGCGAGCAGGTGGCAGCCCGCCAGTTCGGGGCGATCCGCAAGATGGTTGGCGACCGGCCCATTGTGGACTACACGAACACCCGCAAGGCCCTTCTGGACATCCTGGACGATTACGGGGATGTCATCGGCGCCGACGCTGCGAAGATTCGCGGACAAGCTCAGAGGCTGCTGGATGAGATTGATGCAAAGGGCGGCCCTCCCGCTGCAAGGACGAATATCGCGCGTGCGGCTGACCGGCCCGGATACATCCCCAGTGATGAAGCATTCGCCAGTCGCAGGCTGTTCTCGCTGGATGCGGCACGAAGGGCGCGCAGCTTCTACGGCGCCGCCGCGCGGGGCAAGTCGAACCTGTTTGACGACGTGAGCCCTGACCTGAACCGAAGGCTCGCCGCCCGCATGTATGCGGCCATGAGCGACGATCTGGACGCGGTCGGCGCGAAGCTGGATGAGGCTGCCGGCTTCGGCCAGAACATGCCCGTTCCGGAGGGCATGAGTGTCACTCGCCCCAGTGAATTGATGCGGCAGGCCAACGACGACTACCGTAGGCATTCGCAGCTGCTGGAGGCCGTGCGTAACAGCCCGCTCAAGCGTCTTCTTGGCGACGAGTTCAACGTCGAGGACTTCATGACCGTCAACACGCTTGCGCCGGAGACGGTGATCCAGCGCATGGGGGCCATGAAGCCCACTGAATTGAATTTGGTGCGGGATTTCATGGAGAAGAACGCCCCGGATACGTGGCAGCAGTACAAGCGCATGCTGCTTGACGATGCGTTGTCGGCGGCCGAGACAGTACCGGCGTCGGGCGGCGCCAATTCGCTGCCGTTCAACGCCAGTGGATTCATCCGCGCCATTGGCGGGGACAAGCCCGAGAAGATCGAGCGGCTGCGTGCCATTTTCAACCCGAAGGAGATGGCCGAAGTCATGGATGCCATGCAGGCGGCCAGGCGTATGGGCGACAAATTTGGCGCCAACTTCAGCGGCACCGGGCCGTACAACGAGGTGATGCAGGCCAGTCGCGGGTTCGTGGACGCAATAAAGGGGGCGAGCGTTCGCGCCCTTGCTGGCGCCGCATCGCCGATGATTGGCCTCAATAGCGTGGCCCGCATGATGCTCAACGCGGATGGCCGGCGTGCATTGATCGAGCTGTCCAAGGTTCCGCCCGGAACCAAGCGGGCAAACGATCTCGCTGCGTACCTAGCCAGCGTGGCCGCGGTCAGCACGGGGGAGAAGGAGCCACTGGAGATCGATGTTGCCGGCGGGACGCCCGGGGCAGCGCCGACTGAGGAAGAGCTACAGGCGCTCCGCGCTCGGAACGCCGGTCAGTGACGGTAGCGGCGGGTGTGCCACCACCCGCCAGCGCTCAGGGTCAGCAGGATGGCCAAGAGCGCTACAGCGCATGCGAACGCCCAAGCGCCAAGGCCGGACCATATGTGCCACCACTCGAATCCATAGGTGCGAGACTGGATAGCGAGATGGACTGGGATGCCGAGGCTGATGATCCCTACCCATCGCCGCGCCCAGTAGCCGAACTTGGCCCGGACATACTGGCCCACGGTAGTGGGGACTATCTCGGCGTCTTGGATGTTCTGCTCCCTGCTGCCCACAAAAAAGCCCTGTCCCTGTCCGTTGAAGCGGATGGTAGCAGGATTGCCGAGCCAGCCTGTGAGGGCAGGTAGCTCACTTCTGGAATGTGCCTTTTTCGCACCAGAACTTCGTTTCTGGCTCCGTTGAACCGTTGCCCCACTACCCCAGCATGTCCGAAACGGAACGGGGCAGGGCATGAAAGATCAGGCGGCGGAAGCAACGATTGCGGCGGTGGCGCAGAAGGTCGCCTACGGCGGCGGGGGCGTTGCGGCCTTTGGCGGGCTGACGGCGAACGAGATTGCCGCGTTCGGCGGCCTGTTCATCGCCTTTCTCGGCCTGCTGGTGCAGGTCTACTTCAAGGCCCTGGACAACCGCCGGAAGAGTGAGCTGCATAAGCTGATGCTCTCCGGCCGCCGGTTCGACCCGGTGCAGGGGGACTCCGATGACTGACCCCAAGAGCAAGGCGGTTGGTGGAGGCGTCGCCGCGGTGGCGCTTGCGGGTGTCCTGGCCCTGGCGGCTCCGCTGATCCAGAAGTGGGAGGGCGTCCGGTACGAGCCCTACCGGGACAGCGTCGGGGTGCTGACGGTCTGCTACGGGCACACCAAGACGGTGCAGGCCGGCAAGCGATACACCCTCGCCGAGTGCGACGCGCTGCTGGCACAGGACATGGCCGAGGCGAACGGGTACGTCCGCCAGTGCATGGGCGTGCCGATGCTGCGGCATGTCGAGGCGGCCCTGACGAGTGCGGCCTTCAACCTTGGCCCGAAGGTCGTCTGCGGCTCGACCCTTCAGCGCAAGGCCAAGGCCAACGACTGGCCGGCGGCATGCGCGGAACTGGACCGGTGGAACAAGGCTGGCGGCCGCGAGCTGCGTGGGCTGACCCTGCGGCGGGGCGATGAGCGCGCGATGTGCGAGGGGCCGCAGTGATCAGGGTCTACGCCGCTGCCGCCGCCCTGCTCGTCGGGCTGTCCTTCTGGGCGGGCTGGGAGTGGCGCGACCGCTCTGCCGATCTGGCCCAGAGCCGGCAGGCCACCAAGCAGGCCCAGGCCGAGACCAAGGCCGTCGTGTCCGCTCGCACCGCCGAGCACCAACAGGCCGACACCTTGGCCACCATCGGAGAGACCCATGAGCAAGCCCGCGCCGCGGCCCCGGCCGTCGCTGATGCTGTTGTTGCTGACCTGCGTGCTGGCAATCTCCGGCTGCGCGACGGCTGGGCGAGCTGCGAAACCCAGCGTCTGTCCGACGCCAGTGCCGCCGCCCGCGAACGTGATGCGGCCGCCCAGCGCCGAGCGGAATTTGCGGGAGCTGTTGTTCGAGCCGGCCGAGACGCAGACGACCAGCTCGCGGCCTGCCAATCCGTAATCCGGGCCTACGTGGCGCAGTGATGGCCGGGACGAAGATCAAGCTGAAGGACCAGCTGGGGCGGGTTGTCCGGGTGGGTGGTGGCGCCAATGGCGCAACGGTCGGTAAGGACCTGCGCTGGCCCGATGGCAGCCTCGTCAAGGTGTCGGACATCCGCAATCCGTCGACGGACACTGGGTCGACCAGCGGGATGGCCGCGACAGTCTGGAAGCTGATCCGCGAGGTCCCCGCGAACATCCAGAAACTGGCGAAGCTGGCTGGCGCTGGTTTCACGACGCGCGGGCCCGACGGGGAGTGGTACCAGCGGTCGATTGAAGCGGGGGAGGGTATCGACGTTGTCGACGGTGACGGCGTAGCGGGAAACCCGACGATTGGCTTGGCCGACCTCCCAGATGCCGGCGGCGGTGCGCTGCTGAAGATCGTCAGGGACGCCAAGGGCAGGGTGTCCGGTACCAGCGACCCGACCACCGACGACCTGCCCGAGGGGGCGGTCAACCTCTACTTCACCGACGAGCGGGCGGCGGCAGCGGCACCGGTCCAGAGTGTCAATGGCAAGACGGTGGACGTGGTGCTGGCTGCGTCGGACGTTGGGGCAATCGCGGTGACTGGGACTACAAACCTCTCGTCATCCGTCAATATCTACGGGCAGTTGTCCAACGATTCCATTATCACGATCTCGGGAGGTGGCAGCGGCTCATCCACAACCGGAGCGAACATGCAGTTCGCAGGAACAAGCCACCCAACTGCACCCGGACGAATGCGCATCAGCTCTGGAACCGGCGCGGATGTTGAGATTGGCCTGCCGACTGGACAAGCCCTTCGTCCTACTACGGACAACAGCCGTTCCCTGGGCGCGGCTGCGAATCGCTGGTCTGTTGTGTATGCCGGAACCGGCACGATCAACACCTCAGACGCACGTGAAAAGACACCGGTTCATCCACTGACGGCTGCCGAGATCGCCGCAGCCATCGAGCTTGGCAACGAAATCGGCGTGTATCAGTGGCTGGCAATGATCGCGGACAAGGGCGAGGCGGGCGCCCGGCTGCATATCGGCATGACGGTTCAGCGGGCCATCTCGATCATGGAATCTCATGGCCTCGACCCCATGCGCTACGGGTTCATATGCTACGACGAGTGGCCGGAGCAGCCGGAGGTAATCGAAGAACGACGTCTCGGCCGGTGCGTACTTTCTGAAGATCCGGAAGTAACGATCTATGAGGGCGTGGAAGAAAGCATGGCAGACAGTGCTGATGTAGACCCGCCCCTGCTGTGGATCTACGAGCGCACGGAGCAGGTCGTTTCGCAGGAGTACCGTCCCGCTGGAGACCGCTACAGCTTCCGCATGGACGAGCTGCTGGCATTCATCGCCCGTGGGTTCGCGCACCGGCTCACTTCGATTGAGCAACGCCTCGCGGCTGCTGGGCTGTAGGACTCTTCCTACGCGCGGATCAGGGCCCGGCTGACTGCGCACGCCGCGTCAATGGCGGACCCTTCCCCTGCCAGCACCGGCCGCCGGCTGATAGCCCAGGCCAACCCCGCCGGGCTCGCGCACGGACGCGCGGGCAGCTGGCGCCCAGTCACACGCCATGAGACCGCCGGGCGTAGGCTTGGCGCATGTACGACAACCTCCCCGAAGGCTTTACATGGCAGACGGCCGGGCAGCATGCCAAGGCCCTGACCGCTGTCGCGTATGACGGGATCGTGGTCTGCGCGATGAGCGAGCGGATCAACAATGGCGGCTGGTTTGTTCGGCTTGATAGGCATCTGGAACGGCTTGACGGGCCGCCTGCGCCCACCCGGGACTGCCATAGCTACGAGAGCGGCATCGCGGGCTGCGGACTGTGGGTCCGCCGGCATCAGGAGCGACTGCGTCACGAGGCCGGCGCCCTAGCCGACGCCCTGCGAGCCAAGAACCGGTACGGGGTCCCGTGGGCGGGGCCGCCCTCTGGAAGCGCCCCAGTTC